GAGAAACCATTTGATTTGTTCTCAAAAGATAAATCTAAGAATGATGGTTTTTGCACTATTTGCAAGGACTGCGCTAGAGCAAACAGAAAGGCTTGGTATGAAAAAAACAAGGATAAAGTTAAGGAATATCAAGCAAACTACGAAAGAGAAAATAGAGATCAGGTTAGGGAAAGGAGTAGAGCATGGAGAGAAAAGAACAGGGACCATCATTTAAGTAAAAGACGAAGTTACCATGCTGAAAGATATAGCAATGATATTACATATTCTGTAAATCATAAAGTTAGATCAATGCTTAGGCGGGTTCTAAAAGCAACCAATAAGCCAAAGGATTTTTGCACCTTTGAGAAGATTGGATATACAACAGATGATTTAATTCAAAGAATGGAATTCCAGTTTAAAGACGGCATGAGTTGGGATAATTTTGGCGAATGGGAGATTGATCACAAAATACCGATTGCGGTAATGGTAAGCAAAGGTGAGTTCCGTCCAGAAATTATCAATGCTTTGTCTAACTTACAGCCAATGTGGATGCAACAAAATAGATCCAAAGGTGCGAGGTATATTGGATGACAGAAGCTAACATTCAGATACCTCCAAAACTAATCCCATTATTTACTACTCCAAATCTGCGTTACCTTGTGAGTAAAGGCGGTCGAGGTAGTGGTAAGACTCGATCATTTGCGCTGATGACTGCAATCAAGGGCTATATGTTTGCTGAGAGTGGCCAGAGTGGTGTGATTCTTTGTGCGCGTGAACACTTAAACTCCCTAGCAGACTCATCATTAGAGGAAATCAAGCAGGCTATCAGGTCTGTTCCTTTTCTGAATGATTACTACGATATGGGCGAGAACTACATCAGGACTAAAAACAGACTGGTTGAATACACGTTTGCAGGTCTTAGACACAATCTGGACAGTATCAAATCCAAAGCACGTATTTTACTGTGCTGGGTTGATGAAGCTGAGAACGTATCTGAGATGGCGTATAGAAAACTATTGCCAACAGTGCGAGAGGAAAATTCACAAGTATATATTACCTATAACCCTGAGAAGCGCGGCAGCCCTACGGATGTTCGGTTTAATCATCCCGAAATATACGATGATGAAACAGGCGAACTTATTGGTATGTGTGTGGAAATGAACTATTCTGATAATCCGTGGTTTCCTCGTGTTCTTGACTTAGAGCGCAGACGAGATCAAGCCAATCTTGATGATGTAACTTATCGCTGGATATGGGAAGGCGCTTATCTTGAAATGTCTGAAGCGCAAATCTTTAAGGGCAAATACGAGAAAAAGGATTTTACGCCAGACCCTCAAAAGTGGCATGGTCCTTATATTGGATTGGACTTTGGTTTTGCTCAAGATCCAACGGCATGTGTCAAAGTCTGGATTCATGATGATTCTTTGTGGATTGAACACGAAGGCGGGAAAGTTGGTCTTGAGCTAGACGATACTGTTGAATTTTTAGAGAAGAAAATACCAGACATTAAGAAGTATGCTGTTTATGCGGATAGCGCTCGTCCTGAATCTATTAGTCATTTAAAAAAGAAAGGTTTGCGTAGAATTGCGCCTGTTGAGAAGGGCAAAGGTTCTGTTGAGGATGGTATTGAATTCATCAAATCGTTTAAGAAAGTCTACATTCATTCACGATGCAAAGAAACGCTAAAAGAGTTCCGTGATTACTCGTACAAAAAAGACAGGCTGACAGATGAGGTATTACCTATTATCATTGACAAAGATAACCACTATGTCGATGCATTGCGCTATGCACTTGAAAAAGTCATGAAACGTGGCATGGGTATGAAGATTAACATCGCCGATATTGAATCGGCTTTCGGAAGGTAAAACATGTTTGATTGGTTCAGAAAGAAAGAAGAAGCGCCAAAGCGAAAGCCGAAATGGAACGCTTTGTTAAATGCTATGCAAGCGCATAATGAAGGTGTGGCGATTCAGTACAAAGCGCCTTCTTTGCCTGATGGTGTTGCACCAGATGGTCATAGCGCTATGGCAATGGATGGGTTTTGTACAGCTTCGCAATATGCTGGATTAGAGCCACAGTTTTATAGCAACTTTTTAGGCTATCAAGTATTAGCTCAATTGGCTCAGTCTACTGAATATCGCCTAGTTGCTGAAACATTTGCTCAAGAGATGACACGCGAATGGGGTGAGGTCAAGGGTGATGACCAGAAGCGCGTAGACATTCTCATGGAAGAATTTAACAGGCTGGACATTCGCAACCTTGTCCGTAAGCACATCGAGAATGATTACTACTATGGTGGCTCTCAGTTATATATTCAGATTGAAGGTCAAGAGGATAAAACCGACTTACCGCTATTGATCAATGATAAAGGCATTAAGAAAGGCTCATTAAAAGGCTTTACAGTTATTGAGCCTGTTTGGTCTACACCTAGTATGTACAATGCAAATAATCCACTAGAAAGCGATTTCTTTGTTCCTAAGCAGTGGTGGGTTATGGGTAAAAATGTACATCATAGCCGATTGCTTACATTAATTATGCGTCCTGTTGGGCAAATGCTCAAGCCAGCTTATAATTTTTATGGGATGTCAATGTCGCAATTGATGTTGCCATACGTTCAGCGTCATCAATCTATTGTGGATTCGGTGGCTGAGGTAATCACAATGTTTAGCTTGACTGGCATCAGGACTGATATGTCCGCAATATTAAGTGCAACTGAAGGTGGCGCAAATGAATTGGCTAGCAGGTTAAAAACACTGGCCACCATTAGAAAGAATAACGGCATTCTTGCTGTTGATAATGGTGAGAATGGTGAGGAAATCTTCCAGATCAATACACCACTAACAGGTCTTGATACACTGCTAGATAAATTTACACAAATGCTTGCCTATCCTTCTAAGATTCCAGTGTTAAAGATATTTGGAACTCCAACGGCGGGACTTGGCAATACTTCTGATGGTGAGATACGGGTATTTTACGATTGTGTGTCCGCACAGCAAGAAGCGTATATTTTGCCACAGATCAAAGTTATTCTTGATTGTATGCAATTAAGCCTATTCGGAAACATTGATGAGAGCATTAAGTTTGTATTTAATCCGCTTTATCAATTGGACGACAACGAACAAGCAGACGTGAACTTGAAGAAAGCGCAAACGGCTCAGATTTACATTCAAGAGGGCGTGATTGATAATGAAGAAGCGCGTCAAGCTTTGAATGATGATGAAGACAGTGGTTATCAATTAGAGGGTAGTGCGCCTGAGCGTGACCCTTACACAGATGAGGTAAATGATAATGAAACAGTTTAAGATAAGAGAAATTGATTGGACGGATGAGCGAAAGCCAGACAATGATATTCGATACAACCATGTTATTGGGGTGTGTGGTTTAGGTCGATTTACTGTTGAGTGGAAATCATGGAAGGAATCAGATTCATTTGATGTATTTTTTAATAATGATCATGTAGATTCATGTTTTGACTTATCTTCTGCGAAAGCAGTGGCTAGAGACAAACTAAGAGAAGTCATCCTCTCTTGCCTAGAGTCCGAGTAATGCCAGAAATAACCCTTGAATCAATAGCGCCTAATGCATCCTTAACTAAGTGGTACAGGGAGCAAATGCAAGGAATGATGGATGAGATGCGTTCTGATTTAATTCAGGACGTAGTTAAGCCTATGCGGTCTGAAATTGCGATGGATGGCATTTTAGACTGGATGGGACATGTTATTGATGGGTTAGTGAGTCGGTGGCAAGATCGTTTAGATAAGCTATCGACTCAAGTAGCGCAAGAGTTGGTGAGTAAGGCTAAAACCAACTACGACAAGCGATTGTTAGGTATTCTCCGCAAGCGTGGCTTTACTGTAAACTTCCGACCAACGAAATACATGGAAGATCAAGCGCAAATTGCTTTAGGTGAAAACGTTGCTCTAATCAAGTCTATTGGTAATGAGTATTTAGATAAAGTTCGCTCTGCGGTTTGGCGTAGTGTTAAGAATGGCTATGATGTTGAGTCACTAATCAAGCAACTCAAAGAGATTGACGGCGTAACAGATCGCAGGGCAAAGAATATTGCAAAAGATCAGACAGCTAAGTTGAATCAGGCTTTTGAGAATGCTAGGGCTGAGGAATTGGGCATAACGGAAGCTTACTGGCTTCACAGTCATGCAGGAAAGACTTTTCGTCAAAGCCACGTAAAGGCAAATGGAACTAGATTTAACATCAAGGAAGGCTTATTTCTTGATGGCAAGTGGACAAACACTGGCATCGAAATCAATTGTCGCTGTAGGAAAAAGCTAATTATCGAAATTCCAGAAAGTATGGCATAATACAGTTAATTGGATGTGATAAGCATAAGTGAAAGCGCACATCGACACGGCAATCCGTTTCACTAACTGTAAATTTGTAAAACCAATAACCCATATCAAAACAACTGATTTGTATTTTTAGATTGTTTTGGTATTATTTAAATCATGGAGTATGACTACAATATCATGTAGCATTGGTAAAAATTACTGCGCGCCTTGGTTGGTTTGTAATTTTTGCGGATGTGTGAAGTCGCTTCTGTAATTGATCGAATCTGTGGGCGACACAGTGAATATCATTAGACTAGGAGTACCTTCAAAGGGACATAGCAAAGCAACTATTCGCACGTTGCCGATCAATAGGCAAGACAGATGGCTAAAATGTTCTGTTGTTTTCGGTATTGGCACGAGAAACCGATGACCGCCTGAAAGTAGGCAACTTAGAGAAGTGAATAGCTTAGGTGCTAGAATATTGCAGTTCACATTATAAGATTGAATTAATTACTCAATTGGTTTTTGTGGCGGTGGGATTGATCAACCATTGTAAAATACTGTTTTATTGGCGAGTTCGACTCTCCCATGTTCACTTCATCTAAGTTTATTTAGAACCATCCTAACGGGTGGTTTTATTTTGTCTAAACTATTTTAGATTTACTATTGAGAATTATATTTAATAGTGGTAAGATTTAGTTATTCAGCAGAAGGGGTTTGAAATGATTAAAGCAGAAGTGGTTTTTGATGGTGAATCTATTTTTGTTAATGGAAGAACAATAAAAATAGATCACTTAGATTGGCTGTATCATGTGTATGAGTTAGAAAATCATGTTGATATGTTTCATTCATTAGAACAAGCAATAGAATATTGCATGGAGAATTAAATGAGCAAGGCAAAATTAGAATGGCTTAAAGCGAACATGCCAGAGGGATGTTATCATTATGAAGAAAGCAAAGTTTATGTGACTTTTATCTTTCCTGATGAACCACATAAAAACCTAAAGGTAAAAAAACCAGAATGGATGATTTAATATGATTAAATGTCAATTTTGTGGAAGAGATATTAAAAATCATGCAATTTACTGCCCTTTGATGTATTGGAGTATTTTTAAATGAAACCAGAGCAGTTTATTCGTGAGCAAGGATTGGATAAGGCGCGAGAGGTTGTTGAAGGCATCCCAAGCAAATATATGGAGTGTTACTACTCAACATTATGCTACTGCACCAAAGCAAAAAAGTATTCAGATCGTTTTAATCCAAGAATTGAACTTGTGAACATGGCGGATCTCAAACGCTTGGTGGAGTCGATTGATCTGATCAAGTGGCATGGTGGTACTAAGTTTGCCAAAGACTACCTAGCGCGGAATAAAGCAAAGCATCCAAATGTAAGCGGCTGGGATGAATTGGAGCAGGCAATCAAAGACCACGAATCAATATACGGAGGCGGTGAATCTCATGCCAACTAGATATAACACAGGCGAGTATAGCTACAATCTTGAATATCACTATGGAGATATGTCAGCAAGCATGGAGATGCTTAGAGCACGTTTAATTGAATTGTTGACTCCTCATCTGTCTGGCCGTTATGTGAAATGGAGAGAAGCATATTTCACATGGTTTACAAAGTGCGGCGGGGATTCGGGGTGGATGTTTTGTGTAGGTCCACACGAATTTCATATTGATGGGGCGTTAAGGCGCTATTACTCAGGTTCTATTGATATTACCTACAACCAGAAAGATCGATATTTCTTGGTGGGTGAGAAAAAGAAAGTCAAATGTAAGGCTTGTAAGGGGTTTGGCTTCATTCGAGATGATGGGTGGGGGCATATAGATAAATGTGAAATGTGTGATGCAGAAAAAGGAGCCAGCCATGAGTGAGTTTAAAGAGTTTGAACTAAAGTTTGATGAATGGTGGGAAGAAAACTATATGAATGTTTCAGCGGACAGGACTGAAGCATTTGATATTTATTCATTGGGATTAAAGCACCAGCAAGCGAAAGTGGAGGAGCTTAAAGCATCTCATCACGGTGAAGTGATTGGTCATGAAGTTTACTTTAAAAAGATCAAGCAAGAGCGTGACGAGCTGCAAACATTATACACTCAGCAAGGCATAAATATGTTGAAGATGCAAAAGAGGGTGGATTTAGCTTTAGAAATAACAAAAGAGCTTAGATCATTAAATAACGAATCATTAGAAACTTATAGTGAATCTATTGAAGAAACGATTTGTGATATAGAGCAAGCGCTCAAGGGGGAAGGATGAAAGCAATCAAGATCCCATGTGAGCACGACTTGCTAAGTAAGGACGATGACATATGGGTTAATGCTGTGATGCGCTGTAAGGGTGGAAGCCCTTACTGTGGCGCAGACGGTTATTGCCATGCAGGCGGCACTTGCTTTGCTGACCAAGAGCTTACAAGAGAGCAAGCAATCTTAGAAGTAGATCGCCTAGCTCAAGAATTACATAACTCAAAGATTGAAAACGACAAGTTAAGAAATGCAGCTAGTCAGCTTGTCAGCCAACTTGAATTGACAAAAGAGCAGAACCTAAAGAACGGAAATGATCAAAGAGTATTTGCTTTGAAGTTCTGCATTCATGAAATCAAGAAAGCGATGGAGTGACCAATGACCACACTCAAAGAATGCAACCATATCTACCAATATTGCTGGATCTATAAAGCTTACTTATGCATACATTGCGACAAGATGAGGATTGAAGAATGATTAAGTCGATAGATTTAGCTAGAAAGAAAGGATTTCACCATAAATTTGATTTTGCAATGTCAAGAATATGGTTGACAAGGGATAGTCATGAGAAGGTTGGAAATTATGTATTAATCCACTTTATGAATAATAAAAAGATATTCGGTGTTGATTATATAGTTTGCGAAAATCAATACGAACTAAATGAAGCGAAATCAGATATGCTCAATAAAGGATTTAAAATTGATTGGTGTGTATTTCAAAATGCTTTGGAGTTTGTAAATGAACATTGACGAGATTAAGAGGAATGCGCCTGATGGGGCGACACATAAAGCAGGAAGAATTTACATAAAAAACTTACGAGATAATACACCAAAGGATAGTGCTTACTATTGCGGATATATTTATGCTTATGATTTTTGGGATGGTAAACGATGGCAGGGTTGTGTTTGCAAGCCGCGCGACTTCTTTAGAATAAAGTCACTTTAACCAGTGGCTTTTTTATTGCATAATAAGAAAAATTGTATAGGTGAGTGATATGAATATCGCAGATATAAAGGTAAAACTTAGCTATGAAAAAACATGGCAAACCAATTTTGTTGTGAATTTCTGCAAATTCATGGTTGTTTTTGGTTTTTGGTCAGATGACAGAGCAATAGAATATTTAATCAAAAGACTAAAAATTAAAGTGGAGGATGTTTGATGCCTCTAATTAAAGGTAGCTCAAAGGATGTTATTCATAAGAACATTCGTGAGTTAATTGATTCAGGAAAACCGAAAGATCAAGCGATTGCTATTGCATATCGTGAATCTGGAATGGCTAATGATACTGACTTTGATAAGTTGGAAGAATTGTTTGATCAATGGCTTGAAGAGGAAAAGAAAGAGCCAGAACATGCAATGGATAAATCAGCTCGTAGCTACGACCGCAATGGCCATCTAATTGTTGATAAAACCATTATCACAAAAGCCGCAGTAAATCCTTATCTTGGTTCGTCAATTCCACGATGGAAGGAATTAGGCTTAGATCCAAACAAAGAATACATGCTGTTGCGTGATCCTGACGAATTGCGTAAATCATTAGACACATTCAAGGGCTTGCAGCTTCTTAAACGCCATATTCCTGTTGACGCATCTCAACCAGAAAAAGAGTCAACTATTGGTTCAATTGGTACAGACATAACAATGGATGACGAAGGTCGAGTATGGTCATCATTGCGCGTATTTGATCAAGAAGGGATTGACTATATCGAAAGCAAGGCATTAGGAGAATTAAGCGCAGGTTACGCTTATGATGCTGTCATGAAGTCGGGTACTTTTAATGGTGTACCTTATGATGGTATTATGACGAATATTCATGGTAATCACGTTGCTATCGTTGAACGTGGTAGGATTGGAAGTGACGCGATTATCGCAGATTCAATAGAGGGTCAATTGATGACAATCAAACTTAAAAACGGAAGCCTTGCAAAACTGCAAAAACAGTTAGGCATGGATTCTTTGGAAGATGTTAAAAAAACTATTGTGGCCGTTCACGGTTCTTTGGCTCTTGATGAAGATGACAAGAAAGCCGAGGACGAGGACGACAAAAAGGCAGAAGATGAAGATGATGTAGAAATCGTTGAAGATTCTGATGATGACAAAGCCAAAGATGAAGACGATGGCGAAAAGGCAGATAAGGAGCGTAAAGCGTTAGAAAAAACTGACAAAGACGACCGAGAAGCCAAGAAAGACGACAAAAAAGAAATTGCTCAAGATGCTGCTGAAATTCGCGGCTCTATCATGAACATCTTTAAGGCTGGTCGCGAAGTTGAGCCTTTAGTGGGTGTTATTGCTCTTGATGGCTTTAGCTCAGATCATGAAGTTTATGCCTATGCGCTTAAACAGAAAGGTGTAGACACTACTGGTATTAATACTGCCGGCTTGGCTGCTCTTGTTAAGTCGCAGAAGGTTACAGAAGCTCCTAAATCTATGGCTATGGATTCATCTTTATATGATGCTCCTAGCGACATTTTTGCTCACATTAAATTAGGTTGAGGTATATATGACTTTACAACAACAAGTTAACATTAAGATGGGTACTGGTGTTGCTGGTGATTTTGCATCGCAAAACCCTCGCCATACCCTATTGTCTGGCCGCGCTCAATTCCGAGCAGGTGCTTCTGGTGTGGTTATTGCTCGATTTGCCGAAGCTGACCCCGATACTGGATTGGTTACTAATGTAATTAGTGGAACAAAGCCTGTTGGTTTTGTTAGTCGTTCTGGCAATATTGCGGTTATTACTCAGTGGCTTGGTCAGGCGTCTATGACAATTCCTGCTGGAAAGGAAATTACGTTGCACGATAAAGGCGACTTCTATATCCAGATCGCTACTCCTACGACCGTTGGTCAAAATGTTTTTGCATCTAATGCAGATGGCTCAATTGCGGTTTCTAGCGCAGACACACTAGCTGATCACTACGCGACTGGATTTAAAGTTGCGATTGGCGCTGTTGCAAATGACTTAGCTACTATTACTAAATAAGGTGATCAGATGACTACAAAGAATCAAAGCTTTAAACCTCAAGAGCTTGCGCGTTACGGCGTTCACTACCCTGAAGGCACGCCTCGTATCGCAACTCCTCGCGACAAAATGATTATTGCTCAAGATACTGCAATGCTTACAACGCCTAACGCTGGTGTTTTGCAGATGTTTACGCAATTTATTGATCCAGAAGTTACGCGCATTTTATTCTCTCCAAACTCGTTAACAGAGGCTCTACAAGAAGTTCAGAAAGGCGACTGGACAACTTCTGTTATGACATTCCCTGTTGTTGAGAATGGTGGTAAGCCCGTTACCTATGGCGACTGGAATGATAATGGCACAACTAGCGCAAACGTAAACTACCACAACCGCCAATCTTACAATTACCAACAGTTCTTGCGCGTTGGTGAAAAAGAGGCGGCTATTTATGGCGAAGCTAAACTTAGCTGGGCTGCTGAATTAGAGTTGGGTATTGTTGAATCACTAAACAAGATGCAACATGAAATCTATGCTTTTGGTGTAGCTGGTTTGCAAAACTATGGTGTTCTGAACGACCCGAACCTATTGCCAGCAATTCCTATTCCAGATGCTTGGACGTTCGAGCTTCCATTAAAGATTGTTGCCGACATTCAAAAAATGTTTAAACAATTGGCTAAGCAAGCGAACGGCTTAGTTAAGCGTACTGACGACCTTATTTTGTTAATGTCACCAGAGCAAGAAGCGCTCATTACAGCAGCTAACGATTACGGTCTTAATGTTGCTGACTACTTGAAAAAGAGCTTCCCTAATTTAAGCATTTACTCAGTTCCTGAATATTCGACAGCTTCAGGTCAGGTTGTTCAGTTGGTTCTTCGCAAGTATCAAGGAAGTGACACAATTCAATTGGCTTATGCTGAAAAAATGCGTGTTCATCCAATGATTCAGAAGGCATCTGGTTGGATTCAAAAGCGTTGTCAAACAACTTACGGCGCGATTATTCGCCGCCCAATGTTTGTTGTTACAGCAACAGTTCCAAACGAAACTCCCTAATCAATAACAAGAAAGTGCTACCCTAGCGGTAGCATTTTTTTTAGGTTAAGATAACGTTATCAAATAAGAGGCTTAAACAATGGCAACTGTAACTATTTCATTACTTCAACCTTTTCCTATTTTGATGGAAATGGAAGGGAAGTCGCAAGTTATTAACGGGTGGAATTCCCCTAGTTCTATGTATATTGATGGTGGCTTTAGAAAAGTTGGTTTAACAAGTGGCGTAGATAAAGAATTGTGGGATGCTTGGCGCGCTCGATTCGCCAATCATGATCTTCTAGTAAACCAGTTAATCTATGCGGATGAATCTTCGTCTAAAGTCAAAGCCGAAGCAAAAGAAAAAGCTAAGGTTAAAACTGGACTTGAAGCCCTAGATCCAGCAGAACTAGACAAAAAGGGCAAACTTGAGGAAAACTAATGTCTAATGTTTTCGTTTTTGATCCTGCTGCGTTTAAGCTTGCTTATCCGCAGTTTGCAAAGTTCACTAATGAACAGCTAACAAACTTCTTTGAGGAAGTAGAAAACACTATTGTCGATAACACTGAAACATCTTGCTTTAGTTTAAAAGATCGCAAGAAGCGGTTTTATCTTTTGGTGGCTCATAACGCAGAATTGCAAAATAGGATCAATGACGGAAACAGTGGCTTAGTTGGTCGTATTAGCTCTGCTACTGAAGGCTCTGTATCTATTAGCACTGACTACTCTATGGGTAGCGGTGCTTTAGAGCAATGGCTTAAACAAACGCCTTATGGTGCTAAATTCTATGCGTTTACTGCGCCATATCGCACGGCATTGTGGGTTGCTGCAACTGCTCCGATGCCAGTTAAGCGCACTAAATGGCCTTATCCTTTTGGGTGGGGTAATTATTAATTAATAGGTGTATTTATGGAAAAAATAGTTGAATCCCTTAAACTACTTTTAGATGATTACGATGTCTATATGGCTGGTGGGAAATCTTTGTTTGATTGGTCGAACAAGGATCTCATCTTTAAAGACGGCTATGGCATTGGCTCAGAAGGCTGGGACCTTTAACCCATATCAAAAATATTGATTTCACATTTAAAGCCCGTCATGCCATGATGGGTTTTTTAAGAAGGAAAGCAAAATGAAATCAGAAGCAGTAATTAAAGCAGAAATAGCAAGATTGGATACTCTTAGAGTTAATGCTATAAATGAAAGAGATAGTGCGAAAAATGAAATGGAGCACAATGTTGCTCATAATTTAGCTATGGTGTATGCAATGCAAATGCACAAGCTAGAATGGGTCTTGTCTGATTTGGAAAATTATTAGACTGAATGCTATACTAGCCCCATTCAATATGGGGCTTTTTATTATGTCAATAAAACGCACAGGCTCACTAGACCAAGCATTAAACCGCTTGATTTCTAGTAATGATCAGTATGTAAAAGCTGGGGTAATGCCTGGCTCAAAATATCCAGACGGCACTAGCGTTGCTACTGTGGCTTATAAGAATGAATATGGGTTTAAAAATATTCCAAGTCGTCCATTTATGAGAACCACCGTAAGAGAGCAAAAGGCGGCTTGGGTAGAGTTAACCAAGAAAGGTATTAAGGCTGGATACACATTAGAGCATACGCTTAATTTGGTTGGGTTGAGTATGCAGAATGAGATTCAGTATTCTATTATGAGCTGGACAAACCCGCCTAACGCCCCAGCGACCATTGCAGCCAAAGGATTTGACGCCCCATTAAGGCAAAGTTTACTCATGCATGACAGTATTAAATACGAAGTTGTTGAGGGTAAATTATGAAAGTATCAATAAAAGTAAATTCAGAAAAGCTTTACCAGAAGATTGAAAAAGCCATTGAATTTTTCAAAGATGCCGAATCAAGACAATTGAATGATGTTGATCTTGCGAAATGTTCAGATGATTACATTAAGGCACTTCTTATATTCGATCAAACGCTTTTCACAACAAAAATTATAGATTAATTAAATCACATATTGCATTCTCGATAGTAAATAGATATAATAAGAATATGCAAATAAAGGGGTTTGGTATGAATCATATAGAAATTTTTAGGATGGTAAATAATAAGTATGATGATTTGGTTGAAAGTGAAAATGGTGAGGTTACAAATTTAGATGTTATTAAAATAACCGCTCCGAAGAAAATGATCCATGATTTTTACTATATGAGTATTCATTCATGTGGCTTAAATGCAGTCGACCTTATTAGTAAATTCTTTCCAAATAGTAAACTAATATTTGAGGATGTTGATGATATTTCTATTACATACAATCTTGTAAAAACTTTTTAGTAATAATGTTAAACTAGCCTCATCAAACGATGGGGCTTTTTTTAATGAGTCTAAGATTAAGAAGTATAGCTAATAGCATGACAACGGCAGTAAATAGTAATACAGAAGCACTATTGAAGGTTGCTGAAGGTTTTACTGTCACACCAGATGGCACACAAGTGCCGCAGTACATTGTACAACCTAAAGTTGTTCAAGCTCAGTCAATGAGCGTTGAGGATTTAAAGCATCTGGGCTTTGCCAATCAACAAGGACAATTCTTATCTATCTATGCTGATGGCATGATTCCAGCGATTAGACGCGCCATGCAAAAAGGTACGTCTATTATTGTGATGAATCCATACGGTGAGGCATTTCCTACAGAATGGCAAGTTAAAGCTGTTCTTGAGTCATATTGTGATGAAATCGCCGTTGAAGGTGAAAATAACTATAGCGGATGGGTGAAAGTGCTAGTTCAGAATACTGGTAAGGAATCGCCACATGATGCTCGTTATTTTGGTTTTGCTGGATCTGATGCCAAGCCTTTCAATCAAGGAGTATTTGCACCATGAGCATATTAACCGACCTTTATACAGATATGCGTCAGTATCTGCTTAAAACCTTTAATCTGCCTGCAAATGATACGACAGTAATTAGAGGTTATAACAACCTAAACCCAATCCCTAAAAACGCCATTATCATGACTTTTATGCATGGTCGCCACTTGGATCAAAAGTCCGTTAATTATGATGGTGACAAGCAATTTATCTTTAACTCTATGCACGGCACAATGCAGTTAGATTTTTATGGTGATAACTCAATGGATCGAGCACAAGAAATATTAACGCTTTGGAATAGCCCTTATACTACTGATACGCTAGTTAATTGCGTACCATTAGGTAATCCGCGTATACGCGATTTATCTTTTGTTAATGAGGCTGGAATGTATGAATTGCGCTTTATGATTGAAGCTGACTTGCAATACAATACAAAGTACGAAAAAACAGTTAATATACTGGAAGACGTTTCTCAAATCGATTTGGAGTCTATCAATGCAGTTTAACTCTATCCCAGCAAGTAATATTGCTGCTGTCTACCCTGCCGTGATTGGTGGTGGTGGCAATCCACTAGGATTAAATACAACTTTATTTGTAAATGAAGCTGTATATCCAAATTATGAATACTTTTCTAATACTTTGGTCGGTCAGCACTACGGGCTGGAAAGTGATGTTTATAAGTTTGCGACCGTTTACTTTAACGGCTTTAATGGCGCAACTACGCGACCAAATTCACTATTCATTGCAACATATAATTCAGATGAATACCCAGCTACTATTATCGGCGGTGATATTACTGGTACAAGCATTGCTGATCTTAAATTGATTAACGGCAGTTTGAATATCGTTGTTGATGGTGTATCAAAGAACGTTACTGTTGATTTAAGCACAGCAAACTCATATAGCGATGCGGCGGCCCTAATCGGTACAGCATTAACTTTGACTTGTGTTTACCAGTCCACAACTAAAGGTTTTGTAATTCAATCAGGTACTACGGGCGAAGGCTCAACTATTAGCTTTGCGACTGGTACTGTGGCTGATAAGTTGAAACTAACTCAAGACACTGGTGCAATCCTAAACAATCATACAACGCAAGATACGCCTGAAACTGCCGCATTGAGCGCAATTCAGTTTAGCAGTAACTTTGTGAATTTCACTTATGCAAATGGCGTATTTGATGACGATGCTCTAAAAGCTTTTGCTACTTGGATTACTCAACAAAATAGCCGATTCAAGCTGTATACGTGGGGTCTTGATCCTGTTGCTCTTGGTCAAAGTGGTGCATCTTTTGGTGAGTGGGCAAAAGAAAATACTAGCGGTGTTGTTCCAATCTATGGAACATTTGACAAAGCAGCTTTCTTCTGTGGTGTTTCTGGTTCAATTAACTATCAAGAAGCTAACGGGCGCACAACTACTGCTTTCCGTAGTCAAGATGGATTAGTTCCAGACGTAACAAATGAAGCTGATGCGGAAACATTAGTTAAAAATGGCTACTCATTCTATGGCGCTTGGGCTACTGCTAATGACCGATTCCAGTTTGCTGGCAATGGCTCTGTAACGGGTCAGTACAAATGGATTGATAACTTTGACTTCCAAGTGTTCTTGCGTACTCAATTGCAGCTTGCATATATGAACATGTTCCAAGCTCAAAAGACAATCCCATACAATGATCAAGGTATTGCTACAGTTCGAGCATACTCACAAGATCCAATTGATCAAGGTATTAACTTTGGTGGTATCCGCGCTGGTGTAAACTTGTCTAATGCTCAAAAATTCCAAGTGAATCAAGAAGCTGGCTTTGATGCTGCTAGTCAATTATTCGCACAAGGTTGGGCGCTATCTATTACTTTGCCAGACTCGCAAACTCGCGTGGCTCGTGAATCATTTATTATCAAGTTATTCTATACGGACGGCTCTAGCATGCAACGTCTAGAAATGACTGCTACTAACGTTCAGTAAGGAGATTAACTTATGTCAATGGGTCTTAATCCGAACACAATTACATCCGCAAATACGGTCATATCAATGCGCTGTGCTGGAATTTATGACGACTGGATTACGCTTGAAGGGGCACAAACAGATGCGTTTTTGTCATTTGAGGATGTGACGTTTGCACAAACTGAAGTAGGTGTAGATGGCAAATTGTCAATGGGCTTCATTCCACACAAAACCAACAGTACAATTTCTTTAGCTGCTAACAGTAAATCTGTCATGGTTTTTGAAAACATTTACAAAAACTTTGTTAAGATGATGGACGTATTGCCGATTGAGCTTCGTGCTTACTATCCTTCTGTTAAGCGCTCTCAAACAATCAAAGGTTGTTTTGTGGGCAAGGCTGGCGGTACTGGTGTAGGGGCTTTATTAGCTGGTAGCACATACCGCATTGAAGGTATTTCAGAAGGCTTAATCGAAGTTAACTAACCATAAGGGGAGCAATCCCCTTTTTATTTTTTAGAGGCTAAAATCATGTCTGAAGGCTTAAAGACAAAAACAGTTACTATTGAAGATGGTCGCGATAAAGGCAAAGTTTTTAAAATCACGGAAATGCCAGCGATTCAAGCTGATGAATGGGCACATCGTCTTTTAGAACAAGCCGCGAATAGTGGTGTTAATTTAAAAGACGTTGATGTATTGAATCTTGATACAAAATCAATGGCTGGAATGATTGAAATTGGCGCGGCAGTCTTTACCGTGCTAGGTCGTATTCCACATGAAATTTCACGCGAATTAAAATTTGATTTACTTGATCGCTGTGTACAAATTGTTCCCAAGTCTGGTGAACCACGTATTTGTATGTGGGATCAGGAGATTAAAGACTTTAAGAACTTTACCATTCTAGCTGCTCACGCAATTGGGATTCATATTGATTTTTTAGAACAAGGCGAAGCTTAGTGCTTGATTATTCTTATCGCAAGGACGCGATGAGTAATCAAGAATTAAAAGATGGTGTTTTGGCTGCCCCTTTGCATATGTCTGAAACAGTGTATAGAGCATTATTAACTGGAATGTGTGACTATCACCAGTTAAACACTTGTATCGGTCTTGAGGGTGCGCTAAACATGATTGAAGCTAAGCAAGTCGCCGACTACAACGAAGCAAAAATTAAATATTTTGCTAGTCAAGAACAGAGGTAAAAATGGCTGAAAATGTTGTTGAGTCGATAATTGTAAAGCTTGGGTTGGACGGCTCACAATATAATCGTGAAGCCGAAAAAGCCAAGTCGAATAACGACAAGCTGAATAAGTCTGTCAGCGAAACCGATAAGATCGTTGGCAACGTAACAAAGACTTTAGCGCGGTGGTTTAGCGTAGCTGCCGCTGCTACTGGTATTCTTAAAATGGTTGATCAAGTTCAAAAGCTTAATGACGAGCTTTATCATCTTGAGCGCAATCTAGGAATGTCAGCAAGCACCATTAAAAATTGGCAAGGCGCTGCTGGTGCAATGGGTGGATCTGCTCAAGGCATGACTGAATCAATCAAATCCCTAAACATGGGGATGAATGATTTTGTCACTATGGGCGATACTACCCTATTGCCATTTATGAACGCTTTGGGCGTTGGCATGGTCGATGCTCAAGGCAAGCTAAGAAAAACTGATGATGTGATGTTAGACCTTGCGGATTCATTCTCTAAAATGGACCGCGAGCAAGCATTCTCTATTGCCTCAAAAATGGGAATTGATGAGGGCACATTTAATACGCTTGTGCAAGGGCGTAAAGAAATGGAGAAGATGCTTGAATATCAATCTAAGATGTACAAGTCCTCCGAAGAAGAATTAAAAGCATCTCGTCAATTGGCACAAAACCGAGCATTGCTAGGTCAGCATTGGGAATCACTTAAAACAATGATGGCAGATGCTATCATCCCGTTATTTGTGAAGCTTAGTGAAGTTGCGCTTGGTATCTTTGAATACTTGCAAGAACATGAAGATCAAGTAAAGGGTGTTTTCACAGCAATATCTTTTACTATTGGCGCTATTCTCATACCAATTCTAACAAAGGCTACAATTGCGGCTTTAGCGTTTATCGCTCCATTTTCCCCATTTATTCTAGTTGTAGGTGCTTTAGGCGCGGCATTTGGGTTGCTCTATGACGACTATAAAACTTGGGCAGAAGGTGGCAAGTCCTTGTTCGATTGGGGCGCATTCAAAAAGTATATTGATGATTCGACTTTATCTGTTGATAACTTGAAAAATGCTTTCAGCAATCTAGGCAAAGACATGCTGAATAATGCAATACCAACGCTTAAAGGCTATGCTGAGATTCTTGATAAATTAGTGTCTGGTGATTTTAAAGGGGCAGCCTTACAAGCTTGGGATATGCTTAAAAACTACTACTCAAGAGCCGCTGATTTTGTTGATGACGTATTTGGGCAAAAACAAGGAACGTTAGCTAATGCTGTTGGTAATCTTGTAAATCCAAACACCCCTGCTTCTTCTGCTCCAACAATTGCAAGCGCAACATCAAAAGGTGGCAATGCTATCTTGGACTTGATTGCAAAGGGTGAAGTAAGCACAACCGCACCAAGTGGCTACAATGTTGCCTATCGTGGTGCTAGGATTTCGGCTAAACAAATGTTTGGGAAGGAACTATCTCAACTAACGATCGGACAAGTTAAAGAATTGCAAAGAGCAAATTTAAATGAACAGAAATCTCGCGGTATTCCTGCTAAGCGCCGATCTTCGGCAATGGGTCGTTATCAGTTTATTTATTCTGGCTTTGATGACTATATCCGTGCTGCTGGATTAAGTGACAAGGATATGTTTAGCCCTGAAAACCAAGATGCTATGGCGATGGCAATTATCAGTAGGGGTAAATATGGCTTGAATGCTGTGCGCGCTGGTAAAGCTACTCCTGAGCAATTCCAGAATAACGTACTTGCGGCTCGTTGGGCTTCTATTCAGAAAACTACTGGTGGCGGCGTTCATGATGCGGCTGGATTTAATAAGGCTACAATTGGAAATCAAGCTGTTGCTGCTGCACTGCAAGCAACCAGACAAAGCGACTTTATTGACTTAACCAAAGCTAGACAAAACCAAGCAATGGCAAACAAGGCTAATGAAGTCCAAGTAAATGTAGGTGATATTAACATTCAAACATCATCAAGTACCGTTACTGGAAATGTCCAAGATGCAATGGGTGCGGTTAAAGATCAATTCTATCAATTCCGAAATTCATTTAATTAGGTGATATATGTTAGCTGGAATGCCTTCTGTACCAGATTTTATACCAGTGGAAGCTTTGACAAATGTCGGTCTTTCATTGGGCGGTGCTGCTCTAATTAATGGTGTATTCGGCAAGACATGGGGGATCGTCAATCAATTTGGAATCCCTATTGTTTTAGCCGATACTGTTGTAAGTATGAATTACGATGCTGGCTCTAGCATTTCAAAATACCCAGTAGAGCAAGGCTCATTTGCTTCATATAACAAAGTGAATGCTCCTTCTATGGCTACTGTTTCAATGTCAAAAGGCAGTGGTGGTGTGCTTGAAAGAAGCTTGTTTCTAGGTCAGATTGAAGCTCTACTAAAATCAACTTTAAGCTTTCACATTATTACACCTGAGTACGTTTATCTAAATTATCAGATTGTCGGCATCAATCATGCTCGCTCTGCTCAAGATGGTGCAACAATGATTACTGTTAATGTTGATCTTGAAGAGGTGTTGGAGGCTAGAGTGGAATACTCTATTGAAGAAGTAAAAGCGCCTAGCGACTCTAAAACTGTAGATGGTGGCGCTAAGCAATCAACACAGCGAACCAGTGTTTTACGTGGACTTTTCGGAGGATAACATGGCTCAATACGATATTCCTTTATCACAAGTCCCGAACCAATTTTTCACTACATCATTAAATGGTGTTACTTGGGCAATCACCCTAGAAACTCGATTAAATAATTTATATATCAGTTTATCTAATAACAATGATGGTGATGTATTATTAAATCGGATATGCCTAAATCGAACCTACTTAGGGCATGGCTTTATCTTTGTCGATATAGATGGGAATGATGATCCTGAATATACAGGTTTGGGCACTCGTTATTTACTTATCTGGACAGACGAGATATGATTTTATAGTGCCTAGCCTGACGGGGTGACAGTGAAGATAGCCTATTCACGTGGCACACCAATTTTATTAATTAGGTTATACTAGCCTCCAATACGGAGGCTTTTTATTGTGAAAAAGAAGGTCATTAAAATAACGCTAACATTGCAAGATGGCGTTCAAACTTTTACGGCTGAAGGTGATAACCGATTATCATCTACTGGCTTAGCCATATCTACAAATATCACATATGGCAATGGGGCTATTTCGCCGACCGCTCAAATAACCGCTTACGGCCTACCCCTTTCTACAGTGAATAAGCTTACGCGCGTCCAATGGAATACCATGCAAGCAATTCTAAACATGGTTAAGATTGAGGTCGGCGAACAGGGGCAGCCACTAAAAGTTGCTTATGAGGGGAATATTACATTTGCGACAGTCAATACAGATGGCGCGCCAAATGTAGCGCTAGTAATTACAAGCCAAATGGCTGTAGTTGAAAAAATGCGTCCTACTGCACCATTCACTATCCCAAAAGGTGAAGAGGTTGATGCAGCAGATATTATTAAATTCTTAGCGCAAGACATGCAATATGAGTTTGAAAATTATGGCGTTACTCACATCCTAACAGACACCACACTGAACGGCTCAAATATTGAGAAAATTGAAAAGTTAGCTCAAATGTGCGACTTTGATTTGTACATCGAGCAAAGATTAATTGTTATTTGCAAGAAAGGTGGGGATAGGGAAGTTAAGATACCAATCATCACGCCTAAGACGGGTTTAATTGGCTACCCTGCACCAGATCAAAGAGGAATAACATTTAGTTGTGCGTATGATCCACTTGTTAGATTTGGTGGCATTGTGCAAATTAGAGAAAGCATTATAGGTGATGTTGTCAATCAAGATTGGCGCGTATATGGACTTGTTGCTACACTTGAAGCAAATATCCCACAAGGCAAGTGGCAAATGAATGTAAATGCGACTTGGAGGAATTCAAAAGATGCAGCAGTCCAACGCTAGTGGCTTTAACATCAATAATCTTGGCGGCGCTAAAGAATTTAAGGCTAATATTCTCTCAATTCTTTCCAGTGAACTAAACACTGGTGAAGTCGTGGAGATAACAGAAGTTTATTCAAACGACAATGGTCCAGTCGGTTTTGTTTCTGTTAAACCTATGCTTTATCGTATTGGTGCGGATAACAACAATCTAGAGCTAGGCGAAATTCATAATGTGCCTTACTACCGAATACAAGGTGGAAAGAATGCGGTTATATGTGATCCGCAGGTTGGTGACATAGGATTTTGCGTATTTGCGACTCGTGACACATCTTTGTTAAAGAGAACTCGTTCAAGAGTTGGACCAAACGTAAATCGCATTTGCGACCAGTCGGACGCATTCTTAACAATGACTTGGAGCAAGGAAGAGGCTGAACAATATATCTGGTTTAAAGGCAATGAAATCCATATCAAAGCAAATTCAAAGATTGTTCTTGATGCGCCAGAAGTTGTAATACCTAATGGAAAATTAACAGTATCAGGCATAATTGAATCTTTAACTGATATAATCACTAAAGCTATTAGCTTGTTTACTCATAAACATGGCGGGGTTCAAAGAGGCTCTAGCGATACAGACGGTCCAAAGGCTTAATTATGCAATTACATGAGTTATTCTGGTTCTTTATTGGTTTTGTTGCGGCATTTATTGTGATTCATTCAGCGCGAAGTATTGCTTATGCAGTGGCGGCATTTTTCACTTTATTAATTGTGCTAAGAATTATGGGGGTGAATATTATATGAAGACCATGTTTCTAAACCCAAAAACTTGGGACTTAGCGTTGGACACGCAAGGAAATATTGCTGTAGCTACTGAAGAGTACCAACAAGCGCAAGATATTGCGTGTTCATGTCGTGTTTTTCTTGGAGATGACTATTACAACAAGAATGATGGAATACCTTATTTAGAGTCAATCATGGGTAAATTTGGCTATCCAATTTCTTTATATCAGCGCCACTTACAAGAAAGATCATTACTTGTTTCTGGTGTAGTATCGGTTAATGTAAAATTGGCTTTGGATAAGGATCGTGTAGCGTCTGGATCTATTGAGTTTACGAATGATAAAAATCTTAGCGGAGTAGTGGGCTTATGATCCCAAAGATAGAAATAACTGATGTTGGTTACTCGGTTCCAGATACCGAACAAATCAACAATGGCACATGGGAAATGATTGATGACTCCTTTGGGGGCAATGTTTCTCGCGTTCAAGGTTCGCCTCAATATCAATTAAACACTTCATGGACTGCTGTAATTAAAGATTGTTATGACAAGCTTGTTTATCTAGCTAACCAATATGATCCGCGATACGCACAAGGTATTTTTCAAGATGCTATCGGTGAGCTTTATTTTTTAACAAGAAAGCTTGCTACCCGTTCTCAATGCCCTGTTGTGTTTGAGGGCTTGTCTGGTGCGCCAATTCCAGAAGGTTTTGCTGTTCAGGATTTGTCTGGTCGAACTTGGCGAACCAATGGAACTTATAATATTGATTTAAATGGCAAAGTGACGATTACAGTAACTTGTGATGAGGCTGGAGCTATTGAAGCACTACCAAACTCTATTGTTGTTATCCCAACATCCATTAATGGTCTTGATCGTGTTTACAATGAAGATAGCGCGGTGATGGGATATGACGAAGAGAGTCGTGTTGATTTTGAGGTGCGCCGAAAAGAGTCTGTAGCAATCAATTCTAAAATGACTGATTCCGCTACACTTGGCGCAGTTTTGGCGGTTCGTGACGTTGTAGATGCTTATGTAATTTCAAATCCAACTGATGCAACTGTAACAGTAGGCTCAACAAATTATCCATTAATTCGAAATTCTATTTGTGTTTCCGTTGTTGGTGGCAATGATTATGATGTGGCAAAAGCTGCTTTTATTAAAGCTGGTACTGGTTGCTCTTGGAATGGCAATACAGACGTGACAGTAATTGCTGAAGACTACCCATCCAACCCGCCACAATATCCAATTAAGATTTTACGTCCTGATTTTCTTGATATTTGGATAAAAGTTATCGTTAAAGATAAAGATGCGATTTCTTACACCATTGAACAAGAAGTCATTAATCATATTCTGACTAGCGCTGCTTCTGGTGAAAATAAGGTGCGTATTGGCAAGGATTTTATCCCAGCCGATTATATCTGTGGTATGCCGAAAATCGGATTAAAAGGAATTGTGGCAAGTACAGACAATGCCACATGGGTTAATGAAATCCCTATTGGTATTGACCAATACCCTTCTTTAAATTCTTTCAGGATTTCTATTAAGGAGAGCTAATGGAGAATATTAAAGATACGATAATGTCGCAGTACGCACATAGCCCCACAATATTGGCGCTTATTGATGGCATTAATGAAGTAATCGATCCTCAATATTTTATTGATGATTTTTACGAAAAAGTTTATCGCTTATCAAGCGCTGAGGGTTTTGGCTTAGATATTTGGGCAGATAAAGTTGGCGTTTCTCGTTTTGCAAAAACTGCCGACCCTAATGCAAAAACATTTGGCTTCCAACCAGATTACCAGCCATTTAATACCTACTCTTTTTCTGATGGTGGTGCATTTGCTTCTTATCGTTTAACTGATGCAGACCTAAGAAAGTTAATCATCATCAAGGCGGCCTCAAATATTCTCTATGCAACTGCATGGAATATTAATAAGTTTTTGCTCATGGTTTTTGATGGTCGCAAGGCTTATTACGATATTATAGGTCATATGTCAGCCGAATATGTTTTTGAGTTTGCATTAACTCCATTTGATCGACTTATTGTCTACACTCTTAAAATGTTACCGATGCCTTCGGGTGTTGGAATATCATATAAAGAGGTGGCAGTGGATCAAACATTTGGCTTTAATGGTTCAGATTTAAGCAACTTTAACAATGGAGTTTTCTATAGTGGCTAATCCTATATTTATCCCGATAGCATTCGCTGCTAATGGGGTTAAGAACCCTATTCAAAAGGTTCGGCAAGTCGGTCAAGATCCAGAGGATTTTACATGGGATGAAGGTTCGCCCTTAATTACCATGACAAAAATCGAAGATGGTGGCAAGGCGCCAAAAGGACAAGATTTTAACGGGGTGCTTAATGCCCTGTCTGAGCATGTCATCTATGGTCAAAATGGCAACCGTTATACGTGGTCACAAGATGTCATAGATGAATTTGGTGGCTATGCGTTAGGCGCAATCGTTCAATCCGATGATACCACAAAAGAATTTAGAAGCCTTGTAGCTAACAACACGGTAAACCCAAATAATGGGCTTGGTGGAGCTTGGGAAGTTTATAGCGGGCAAGGAAGTATCCCAACCGCAACAAGCACAACTGCAGGCATTACAAAGGTTTTAAATGTCTTAAATAGTAATGATGTTGGATCTGCTTTAAGTGCTGCGCAGGGCAAAGTATTAAATGACAACATGAATAACTTTTTAAATAAGTTTTCATCAAGTCTGATTGCTAATAATGGTAGCTTTTCCATTCCACTAGGTAATGGAACTACAATCATTGTTAAATATGGCTCTACTTCTGTTAACGGTGACTCAAACGCTACTGTAAATTTTACAACCGCATTCCCAAGCTTATGCTTAAATGCTCAAGCTACATTGAATAGCGTGTCGTTCAATCCATTGGATGATGCTGGTTGTGGTGTAACTTGGACAAGAACTGGCTTAACTTTGCGAAACGGCACAGCTAACACATTAAACATTTCATGGCTTGCAATAGGATATTAACATGACCAATCCAACACTCATTACAACCCCATTCGCTGAAAATGGCGATAAAAACATTATTCCAGAATCAGTTGGCACTGAACCACAAAATGCAACTATGCAAGCTGGGTTTCCGCCAATCACTCAACAAAAGATCTCTGAGGGCGGTATTCCTCCTGAGCGAAATGACTTCAATGGAATCCTAAATTTATATGGTCAGCACATTGTTCACTTAAACAAGGGCTTGCCCTATGAATTTGATCAAGCCTTTGCCGATGCAATTGGCGGTTATCCATTAAATGCCCGCTTGATGCTTTCTAATGGCGATATTGTTAAAAACACAGTGCCAAACAACACCGTAAATCCAAATGTGGATATGACAGGCTGGGAATTAAAATTCCCAACAACTTCTGTTAACCTTCCTCTTGATTTAGAAAATATAAATAACCCTAAAAATGGACAAAGAGTTTTTGTTAAGTCATTACAAAAGTATTATATATATGATTCCAATAACACAACACCTCCCAATGGTGTAACAGTGGTTGATAAGTGGGAGATGGATTTACAAGATTTGTATTATGCATCATGGTTTTGTTCTGGAAGTTCCATTGCCGCGCCAAAACAAGACGAGTTCATGGTGGGTTATATCTATGCAACGAGTAAAAATCGCCCATTTGTTGTAGACATCCCCATTTATGTACAATCAACTCGCAAGCAATCAGGATTTTACAATCAAGTGCACTATGCGGTTGTTGCACAAAGTAATTCTATTTTATGGTTTATGCCCGAAGGTGAGTTAATACAAATTGGAGTTGATGAAGCTGCATATTCGATTTTAAGTCTTTATGGTGCAGATAACTTTTTAATTAAAAACCCAAAACTTCGCGGCGATAAATACACAAAGACTGGCAATACGGGTGAATCTGGTTTTGGCTTGACAGTCACTGGATGTTCTAATGGAATTATTGAATATCCGAACATTTCTGAATGTCGGGGGGATGGCATTTATCTGGGTCAAGAATATTTTAATAACAATGCGTCAAGCTTAATTCCAAAAAACATCAAAATTATTAAGCCAACAATACTTGATTCATATCGCAATGGTCTTGCATTGAGTGCAGGCGAAGATATTTATTTTGATGCGCCATTTATTGATATTGCTAAGGGTACAGCACCAGAAGCATGTATTGATATCGAACCAGAAGAAGGTTTGGCGAATAAATCATATTTGAAAAATGTAATTATTCACAATGCTACTTTGCTTCGGGGCAATAGCTCAGGCGTTCTTCAGTGGATCAACGGAAGTCGTGATGTTGATGTGAAGTTCACTGGAACAACAACGATTAGCGGATGTTATGCAGTTCTCGGTTGTAATGGGTCTGCTGACGATTGGAACACAGTGACTTGCAACGGCTCAATTACTTTTGAGAAGATTGTTTTTGATCATCGTATAACAAATAACAAGGAAGGTTATTTCGATGTATCTGTGCCAACACGGGGCAAAGGTATTGGGATTATCATTGATACACTTGAAATTCACACACAAACACCGGACGCAAGTTATCAAATTCCGTTCCTGTTTAACGGTCGCTATACACATTCGGGTAACTTTAAAATTAACAAAATGTCGATCACTGATCACGCGAACACAACTGTAATTAATATGGTTCGCACAAGTGCCGGAAGCACTAATTTAGAACACATCAAAATACCGATTCCAGACATCAGAAAGATTTATCATTATGATGCCGTTGGTACTTATACGTGCGGAGATTATGTTGATATTGGCGGTTATGAAGAACAGACTGGAGCCCTTATTTACCCAAAATACCTACTATCAAACACACAACTATTTTCTCCATCCGATGACGGAACAGGAGCTTATTACAATAGAGTAATACAGAACCCATCTTTTGGCAGAAAATTAACATATATATTAAATTCCAATGCTGAAAATATTGGATATGGATTACAAGTTGTTACTCCATTTCTAGAAATTCAGCGTATTGAATGCATCAATAAGGGTGGATTTGTTACTATCGACAATAGTTCTCCGCAAATCAGAATCTCTAATATATTCAGAAAGTGGTTTTTAGGCGATGTAATAATTAATCAATAATCAATATGTAAAAGCCCTTCGGGGCTTTTTTTGTTATTATAAGTAAAACTTATATAGAGGATCACTTGTGGATTTTTTAGCTAAAATTCTGGAGTGGATGAATGATCATGTAGGTGTAATCTTCATGGGCATTGCTGGAGCCACTGTAACTGCACTAACACCTTCTGGAAAGCCTATTATAGATAGGATTGTTGGTTGGGTGGTTGGTGTAATCCTATGTGCTGCTTTATCTACTCCCACCGCACAACTCCTAACTTCTGGCGATTATGTCGAAGTTTTCGGTTTTATTTATGGAATGGGCGGCATAACACTTGCAAAAATGTTACTTAAGGCCATTGAAAAGCGTAGTAAGGTAGAAATTGAATCTAAAACTGGAGTAAAGCTCGATGATGACGTTTCTTAATTACCTAAGCTTTTTTTTGATTACTGGCAGTTTAATGTTTGTGGTGTTTCATCCCAAAATTAGCTTTCCAGTACATGTCGATGTAATTATGTTTATGCTTGCGATTGGTGTAACAGCAATGTTTATTAATACACTGCAAGGTAGAGATTTTTACGGACACATGCAAGACGCTGAAATATTGGTCCGTCTAGGGCTTGGCTGCTTAACAGTACGTTTTATTCATGAATATTTAAAGGTGAAGAAACATGAAAATGACTAAGGGTGGTGACTATGAGTATTAAGAATTTCTTTGATGCTGCGCGTGAAATTGCTGGTGGCAAGCTTACACAAGCGCAGGTTGACGATCTAAACAAAGTGATTGATCGCCTTTCACCTTCTGGAATGACCACAAGTGACACTGGCATCAATCTAATTTCTACTTTTGAAGGAACTAGATTAACTGCATATGATGATGGTGTTGGCGTATGGACCATCGGCATAGGTACAACCGTCTACCCCAATGGTACAAAAGTTAAGAAAGGCGATACATGTACATCTGAACAAGCAAAAACCTACTTCAAACATGATTTAATTAAGTTTGAAAATGTTGTAAATGAATCTGTTAAAGTTCCACTTAGTCAAAATCAATTTGACGCTCTAGTATCACTGACCTACAACATTGGCTCAGGTGCTTTTAAAAATTCAACTTTACTCAAACTTCTTAATAATGGCGATTATCAAGGTGCTGCCGATCAATTCCCAGCGTGGAAAAAAGCTGGTGGTCGAGTTCTTGAAGGTTTAGTTAAGCGCCGTGCTGCTGAAAGAAGTTTATTTCTAAAGAAGTAACTTATATGTGCAAAAGATCAAAGATTGCATTGCTTGTTTCTTTGTTATGTTTATCCCTTAGTGGCTGCACCGCCCACTCAATCAAAAATAACATTCACGTTGTTGTTTGCGTTCAATGTGTGAATTAAGAAAGCCCCATAACGGGGCTTGTCTTTATTTGTTGATTAGTCTAATTGCTGTAGCGCCAAATTCATCACAAGCCGCATTCCATCCAAGCTTGTGACCTTCCTCAAAACCATTTTTATAAAAAGCATAGAAACATCGCCATTGCTTATCTATGTTCTCATCATCAAACTTATAATGATTCTTTTCACAAGTTTGATAATTCATATTAGATGCGTCTATACCAAGAAAACCCAATGACTTTACAAATTTATCAAGCACTGTAGTTTTCCTCAATTGATTTAACTAATGCTGCATAATATGGATCAGATTCTTTTATGAATAAATTACCAAATCTTTTAAATTCTCTGCGAATCTTTTTGTTTGCTCCAGAAGTTGTTAGCTTTACCAGTTCCGCATACTCACTTGGCGTATACTTAACACCCTCAATAACTACAAACACTGAATTTCTCCTATTATCTTGTTGCTCTTTACATGTAGCCCATCTGCAATTATTTGGTTCATAATTGCCGTTTACATCTATTCTATCAATACTCATTCCTTTTGGCCTATTACCCATATCTCTATAAAAGCTATCAAATGAATTATTCCATTTTTCGCAAACCTTTATACCTCTACCGCCATATTTTGGATATGCGGAGTTATTTGGATTATTACACCTATTTCTCATGGAGACCCAAGTTCTATATACTGGAGTGCCATCCATGCCATGTTTTTTGATCTTCTTTATATGATCGCAGCCACAAGACTTTGTTAATCCTTGGCGCAACGAAGCACCAAGGATTATCTTTTTATTACCGCATTCACATTCACATAAATAAAGAATATGCCCGTTCTTATTCCTTTCCTCTAATTCCGATAAAACTTTCAATTTCCCAAAATTAAGGCCTATCATTGATACTTTTTTGGTATTCTTCACGTTCGATTTCCGTCATGTCCGATATTTTTATAAATATACCATTTTTCATATACCCGTGTCTATTCTTAATGTCGTCATAAGCGAGTTGCACGCATTCTTCTAATGTTGTTTCAGATAGCTCAGCGATTCGTTTGAGACACACAACACAAGAATAAACTTCATCCGAAATATCATAAGTATCTAAATTTTGAGCCAATATGCTTAAATCACGAAGAAGCATAACAACTAAATCCTTTAAATTACAAACACATTCTGGCTTTTGATCCTCAGCCCAATCAATAAATGGCAAGTAGCTTTCATTGCATACTTTCTCCATTAGTCCATCTTTAAATTGACTAGAAATAATAGTAAGCACAATAAAGATATCGCCGCAATCGTCTTTAATGTCGCGCCCTTTACCCACATTATCTGCAAGCTCACCAAACTCGCTAAACAACTTCATGGCTTGGTCAATTGGCTTTGAGCCTTTGATAATATTACGATCTGATGCCCATTGTTCGATTTGTTTAATTAACTGTTCCATTACTTTCTCCACCAAACTTTTTCACGAATAGGATTAAATTTACGTTGATCATCTTGCTTTCTTTGCACGTATCGTTTTCGCTTATATGCCTCATATAAATATAAAACAGCCACAAAAACAAAACTCAAAACAAAATATATTAAAATTGCTATTGGGTTCATTTTGGCCTTTCCTCTAGTGAATCTTTCCAATTCCCATCAAATGTTTGTTTTATGTGTTTTGGATTCAGCGCATACCAACAAAAACCGCCATTATAGGGCTTCTCCGCATAACCAAAGGTATAACCGTCCGAATCTGTTGCAATCCAATTAACTTCTTTCGGCACATTTGTCCAATCATATTTGCTCATTTTTTTAACTCCAAATATCTTTGCCCTCTATTACGCATCACTTCTAACGCGCCTTCACGTTTTAAATTCTTGATAAACTCCACTCCATATTTAAACCATTGCGTTAAAAACAATTCATATCGTTCTTTGCAATAGTCATTAATCTCATAATAATCAGCATCCGAAAAATAAATTTCAGCCACCTTTCCGTTTTTACGCATAACAATATTGCCTTTACGCTCATTTAAGTTATGCCCACCTTTTTGCATCCAAAAAACAAACACAAAGACTAATGATTCCTTGATTTTCATTTATCCTCCAAAAACCAAAGTCTTGGCATATTCTCTAGCCATTTCTACTTTTAGTTTAATTAAGTCAATTTTCTTTTGATCATATTCAACTCTATACGATGAAATTCGATCATTAGGATTCATTTCCAAAACATAGTCGATATGCAAATATTCATCATCATGTCGAGTTAGGCACTCTTTAGGTGTTGGCATTAGGATAAAATCAAGATAAGCCTCATTAATTATTTTCTGCTCGTAATCGTGATTCTCTCTTAACAACCACATATACCCTAATTGCTGCCAATCATAACCAGCATCTAAAGCTTTGCTCTCAATATCCTCTTTAAAATACTCCATAGTCCAATATGACCACGGGCATTTTGTGTCACGTATTGCTGTGTTAGTAATAATGTCTGGTTCGCCAGTGATCCAGTCATTAGTAAAACGAATCATATTCTTTTCAGCACTAATAAACTTCTGTTGCATTAGAAACAAGATTGCGTCATCTTCAACTAAATTACCTTTTCTTGTTTCTTTACTTCCAGTAAACTTACTTGGAGCTTTATGTCTTAACTGCCTAACTTTTTCCTTGACCAGTGTCTTAGCAGTAGCCGATAAAGTTCTATCCAAAAGATCATCTAAAATCTTTTGTTCTTCATCGGTACGTTTTTTCTTCGCCTTTATTGCTTGAACTTCTTCTGTGAGAAATGCAGAGTCAATAGACTTTGCATTTCCCATTAGTCGATGAAGCTCAGAACATCGAAAAATTAGATTCATAACGCCTCAACTATTTTCTTTTGTTCTTCGCTTAATGCGTAAATATCTGGATTTAAAGCATGCTCTTTAGTTAAGCTACCAGCTTCAATAGCCGCCACGAATTGCGGGAATTGATCCTCAGAAATCAATCGAGCTAATGGCTTTTCGCTTTCTTGATCATTATCAACATATGAAGCTTCGCCATCTTCATTAATCACAGCTTGATCAAATTCAATCGCCTGCTGAAGCTCAACCGACATAGGCGCATATTTTGAGATAAGCAACTTAATAACAGTCTTTTGACACATTGCGTCCCAATTCTGATGCCATACAGAATAGCTTTGCCCTTTCGACTTTGCAGTCTTATACGTCTGGCTATACTTGCTTGCATGCTGCTCAAGCTCTTCATTGGTCATTGTTAAATGAGCTTCAAACCCTGTCACAGTCTCAAGATAAGCCAGATACCCAATAACTTCGCCACTAACTTTTTGTGGAATGAATGAAGTTAAACGAGCCTTTACGCTTTCTTCTGTATCGGTGTCATAAACTGCAATTGAGGCAATCTTTTTAATCTGACCAGAGCGCTGTGCTAACTGCAAGTAACCTTTCCACCCCATCTGAAATTGTGCTTCTTGATTGCCAGTTTGTCGATTTTTAAACGGAACAATATAAGCAAAACCAAGATTGTTATTTAATGGCAAATTAAGCGCACAAGCCGTATAAACAGCACCTATAACCGATTCGGGAGTTGATTGCGCCAATAACCCGTTTGAATTAATAACCTGCATTACAGACGTAATATAGCTATCAGATTTACGCCCTATCATTTCCTCAATACGCTTCATCACCGATGGGTTGCTAAGCGTTTGTTTAATAGCTAATGCATTTTGTTTTTGCTGCTGAGTTAGATTGCTCATTTAGAAATCTCCAATAATTTAAGTAATGTTTCCTGTCTTTCTTGATGCTGAATATCTCTATATTCATGCATACGCTTTCTGTATTCTTTAGAGTCAATCACATTCATTTGATAAGCTGTTTCGATTGACCAGAAGTAAGCGTCTGCACCATGTTCTTTCACATCGTCAAGCCAACTCATTACATTTTCTCCGCAATTTCATTTTCAATAACTTGAACAATGTTTGATACTTCTTCGCTAGGCAAAACATAGTTTTCTGTTTCACCATCTTCATTGTAAACTTTAACGTCATTTACAGATTCAACCTCAACATCATTCCATGATTGGAATCCGTTGCCATCTTTAAAGAATCTACCTTCAAACTCAACTTCTAAAACTAAATCACCAGATTTAATGGCAGCTACGTTATGTTCCATATCTAATGATTCAACTTCATAAGGACCAGTAATAACTGGTTTACCTGAACATGCAGCTAACGCAACAGAAGCAGCTAAAATCAATGCATTTTTCATAATGTTTACCCATTGTTTATATTCTCAATAGTAAATGAATTGAGTATTAATGTCAAGCGCAAATATTAAAAAAGCTCCCGAAGGAGCTAATTTTAATTCATTAAGTTTAACAACATTCGCCTTCCAAGATAAGGCGATAATAGCGACTCAAACTCGCCAGATCTTAATTCAAACTCTTCATCATTTATTTTAACTCCATAAGCAGCACCAACTTTACAAAATTCAATTTCTTGTCCAGTTCTTGGGGATATTGAGATGCTTGAAACACCGCCAACCTTTTGAGTAGTTAGTAAAAACTCATCTTGTGAAAAAGAATTATCAATGATTTTTGCCAACTCTAATATATTCATTTCATTCCACACTCACTACAGTAATTATTTAAAAACAACTTGTACTTACAACAAATCTTACAAAACTCAACCACCAATAGAACCCTTCAAGAAGAATAGCGCCGTTAAAATTGCAATAACAATTAAAATAATGATTCGCTCGCGCTTGATCTTCGATTTAAGGCTATTTACATCCTCTTCAGATTGCTTGTATTGATTAACAAAGTAATCCAATTCAACTTTTGTTCGATCCAAATCAATTTTTGCACCAATAAGATTTCCTTCTACCTCGACCAGTGTATTAATATCCTTATCATGAATTTTCTTAGCTTCATCGTTTTGTTTGATTAGTCCACTGATTGCCAAGTCTTTACTTTCGATGATCTTTTTGAGATCCGAAATTTCTTTGTCTTTCTCGCCATCTTGGTGTTTTTGAACTGAAAGATCATTTATAGATACTGGAATATTTAATTCAGAAGCGCATCGTGCATACTCTTTTTCCTTGCAGCGCTGCTCAAATTCCAAAAGTTCGTCAATTTCTTTAATAACTTTATTCTGAACCTTCTCGCTTTGCGGCTGGTTAAGCATCTTAGCGATATAGGGGCGAGATTTACCCATCTTTAAAGATAGTTCACTATTATTTAAACCAAGTTCTTTTTTGGCTTGGTGGATTTTTTTGATCATATCGTTTTCTGAATATCTTTGCATAAATTCATCAAAACTAATTTTGCGTCCAACAGAAAAATCTGAAAACCAAAATGTTTGACCAAAATCAACGGTAATATTCTGATCTCCAGTTGGACACATATCATTTCCGAGTCCATGAAATTTTAATAATTTTTCCGCTTCATCTCTTTGGTTTAAATCTTTACACACAATAGCGATATTTTCGATTTTCATCTTTGTTTCTCCTGTTAAGATATTCCCTATAGTAAACTATTATTTAATATTTGCAATAGCTAATTTAATAATTTAAACTAACAAAAAATGGAGGGTCTTATGGACTGGAAACAAATTATTGAAGAAGTTTTAGAATACCGTGAAATCAATCAAGCTGAATTAGCAAGAAAGACGGGGATTTCAACTGTTCACATTCACGGTCTAGCAACTGGTAAACGACTACATCCAAGCTTTGAAAAGGGTTTGGCTATAGTCAAGCTTCACCCCGATACAAAAAAACTTTTAGGAATTTAACCCGCTAGTCGGGTTTTATTTAACCTGTACTATTTACTATTGGATGATTGAGTTAATCATCCAATTTAACCATATAATTTAAAAGAGCCGTATAAGCAGAATCGCTTAATAGATCTCTATACTTATTTGTCATGAATATAATATGAGATTCCTTTTCTTTTTTGTATGCAATAAAGGCATCTACTGGATTATTAAAATAACCAATACAAAACAACTTTGCTTCTTTTTTAATTTTTGCAACAAATCTTCCTGTTGCATTATGCAAAGAAACTCCGATTGGGTACTCCCCTCGCTTGGCTTTATTTTTGTTTAAAAGGTAATTAATTTCTTTTGGCAAAAGAGTGCATGTGTCTTCTGAGTAAATTTTATTGCCTTTTATTAGCAAATCTTTGTCAAGTTCAAAATTAAGATTGCCATCTAGGTTGGTTTGGTTGTTATACCAATTATAAAAATACGAATAATTCTTGAAATTTTCTGAAACAGTGCATCCAATATAAGTTGGGTATTTCTTTTTATATTCTTCTGAATAGCATCGAAAAATCATATTTTTCCAAACGACATATTCTTTTATTAACTTTCCATCAACCATGGAGGGTTTTGATTTGTCGTTAATCCCAACGCCATAAACTAGTTTAGCCATAATTCAATCCTCATTGAAAACCTGATGTAATGATGCGGAGGCCAATCAGGTTAATTGGTTTTCGAGCCGTCACTCTATCCGCAAATTCATTCTAACACAAAAAGAGCTAACTACTCCAACCTATTTACTATTGAGAATATATTTGATAATATAAACACCACTAGATATTGTTAATATTTAATGTAGGTAAAAAATGAACCATGTAATTAATGACGGATTTATGAACCCTGACCGCTTTGGATATGCAGCAATACCTTTCAAAATTAGCGATAAAGAGCCTAGAAAGGATATAAGCCCAAATGTAATTGCAAGGTCAAATGCAAGAAGTATGGGTAAACGATCTATGAGCATACCAAGCCTTGCAAATGCGGATCATTGCTAAGACGAGTTTATAACAATGAATGTTTTGATTGCTGGAAATTAAAAAAAGAAAAATAACCACTAAACCCTTCGGGGCTTTTTATTTTACCTTTATATCAGTTTTTCTTATTTTGTATAGTTGAATTATTTATTTTACTTAACTTTAAAAGACCTATAAGATGACCATATAGTTTAGGAGAGCGAAATGGTTACAGAAATTTATACAGCAATCACAACTTCGATTAGCGAATTAAAAAAGAATCCAGTCAAGGCAGCAGAGCATGATGTTGTTTGTGTCCTAAACCGATGCAAGCCAGCATTCTACACTGTTTCACCTGATAAAATGGCAGAATTGCTAAAATCTGGAAAGGAAAAAAATGATCTTTTTGGCGATATTGCCACAGCTTATGACTGTGCAATATCAGCACTTGATATGGTTAACAAGGAGTTACAACCTGAGCTATTCCATATGATAGAGCAAATTATTATTTGCTGCATTGGTGAAGATGAGTTTAATAAAATTAAGAAATCATCTTTTTAATCAGGAGACAACTGATGAATGAAATATCAAAAGACGCTTTATTCTTTATGACTTGGTTTGAAAAAGAATACCCCGAATTTGTCAATCAATTTGGTGAAGTAAAGAACTTTTACGACCATGAAAAAGATGAATTCATGATTGAAGAAATTCAAGACGCTTACATTGATCGAAAGAAAGGCAATGAGCCTATGCCAATGTATTTCGGTGTTAGTGGTCAGTTTAGATAGGTTTGTAAAATTATGGAAAATACATTGCTTAACAATGATTTATTGATAGAAAATCACCCAAATATGATTCGTAAGTCTAAAACTTTGAATGATATGCCTTTTGATGTTGCTTTTAAATACTTCCCTAGTGGCTACAAATTCACTAAAGAGTTAAGAAAGGAACTTTGGCGCTCTCATGACAAAAAATGTTGTTATTGTGGGGTTGAAATTGAAACATATATGGAAATGCATATTGATCATTTCATACCAAAGTCAAAGATAATTAACGAAAGTATTGAGAATCTTGTTTGTTCTTGTTCAACATGCAACTTAACAAAACACAGTAGAGATTTAGAGGATTTTAGGTTCTGCATGGCTGTTAAGAATTCAATACTCAATGGTGTTGTTGATGCTCACATTGTAAAAAAACTAGTGAGTATTGGTGTTGAAATGCCGATTAAGTTAAACAAATTTTACTTCGAAATTGTTTTGAGTGGTGATAACAATGTATAGCAGTGGAAATGAAACAGTAGACAAAATAGGGTTGATGAATATTGAAGGGAATGTAATTCCTTTTAATTGGTTCTCAGTTTTTAAGTTTAAAAATGGAAAGCCCGACCTGAATGCTATCGTAATTTTATCCGAGATTGTTTACTGGTATAGACCAAAAATTGTACGTGATGAAGATACAGGTGCAACGATTGGAGTTAGAAAAAAGTTTAAGGCAGATTTATTGCAGCGATCTTATGAGAGCTTTGCAAAACAATTTGGATTAACTAAAAGACAGGTTAAAGAGGCATTTGATCGACTTTGTGAGTTTGGTGTTGTAATTCGAGAGTTTAGAACCGTAAAAACTGACAACTCAACACTATTTAATGTTCTTTTTATTGGTCTTGATGCAGACATTGTATCATCCGTTTCAATGTACCACCCTCCTACGTTAGAAAGTACCACCCTCCTACGTTCTAACGTACCACCCCATACGTTGAAACGTAATACATATACAGAGACTACTACAGAGAATACTACAGATAAAAAACAAAGTAGTTTTTCAGAAAAATTTGAGAAGTTTTGGAATGAATATCCAAAATGTAAGCGGAAAGGAACTAAAGAAGCAGCTAATAAAACTTTTACTAAATACCAAAAAGATTTTGAAATGATCATGAAGGTTTTAGAGGAGTTTAAGAAAGATGAAATGTGGACAAAGAACAATGGTGAGTTTATAGCAGCACCTAGTTCGTGGTTAAACAAGCAATACTGGAAAACCGACTATTGGATTGAGCAAGTTAGCAATAATAGTGCTGATAAAGTTCAAGCCCAAGAAAATGTAGTAAGAAGAGCTGTAGCTGTACCAATCAATTATTTGGATTAAATAAAATGAATGAAAACTTGTACTCAATACAAATTGAACAATCGGTATTATCCGCCCTTATGTCTCTCAATGGTGGTATTGATGATGTTGTAAGCAAATTAACTACGGATAGTTTTTATGCAACACAACATAAAATTATCTTTAAGCACTTTAAAAAGCTTTTTGATGCTGGGTCAGGTCATGACATTGTTATGGTTTATGACTCAATCAAGTTAAATGCAAATGACTCGAAAATTGTTGATGAAGATTTCTTGATAAATTTAAACTCAACAATAGGTCTGGCTCATTTTCTTGAGCAACATGCTGACCAGTTAAATGAATATGCCTCCAGAAGAGCGCTGTTTGAGGCAGGAGAAAGAATTAAGGCTATTTCGATAGATACTACCCAATACGACATTAATGAGGCTATATCGAAATCTGAGAGCATTCTGGAGAATTTAAGCAATCAGGATGAAGTGCCGACTTTATCGGATGCTTATGATGTTTCTGTTTCTCTATTTGCGTCTATTGATAAAACGATGGAGGCAAGAAAACGTGGAGAGAAGGTTGACGTAGGTGTAAAAACTGGATTTATGGACTTGGATAGACAGCTTGGTCAAATATCAAAAAGTGATTTAGTTATTATTGCTGCCAGACCATCAATGGGGAAAACCGCATTTGCTCAAAGCTTGATGTTGAGTGTTTCTTTTATGCAACAGCATCCAGTTTTATTCCAATCTGCTGAAATGTCGAAAGAAAAAATTGGGCAAAGATTGGTTGCTAGTCTAGCCTCAATAAATTTAAGAGATATTCGTGACTCTGATATTAAAAATGAGGATTGGGAGTTTTTCTATAAAGCAACTAATAAGTTGAAGGCATCAAAACTTTTAATTGATGATAGGGCAAGACCTAGCTTGTCAGATATTAGAAAAAATTGCCGAATCATGAAAGCAAAATATGGTTATGTTGGTGCAGTATTCGTTGACTATTTAACATTACTTAAATCACCATTGTCTACTGACAACAATCACTTGGCAGTTGGTGCAATATCAAAAGGTCTTAAGGCTATAGCAAAAGAATTTGATTGTCCTGTTTTTTGTTTAGCGCAATTAAGCCGAAGCTTAGAATCTAGAAAAGATAGACGACCTCTAATGTCTGACATTCGTGAGTCGGGATCTATTGAAGAGGACGCAGATGTGATCATGTTTATATATCGTGATGAGTATTATGATAAAAACTCAAAAGATCAGGGTATCGCCGAAATAATTGTGGCTAAAGCGCGTGATGGTGAGGTTGGAACAGTTAGATTAGCAACTGAACTACAATACTCAAGATTTAGCAATCTCAATTTAGAATATTTGGATATATGAGGATTTTTAAATGAATTTAATTGATAAATTGGGTGGTTATAAAGCTGTTAAGGCTAAATCTGAAAGCGATATTCTATATGGAGAAAAGATTTATCTTAAACGTGCGCTTTTGGAATACCGCCGACAAAACAATATTTTTGAAATAGGCGACCTTGTTGTATTTAAGGAGGAATATAGCAAAGACAGTGTTGTTCATAAGATTGATAGTTTACGTGCGGGCACTAAGTGTTTACGTCATGCAACGGATGAAGAGATAGCAAAGGGGTGTAGAGTATGAAAAATATACTAAAATCTTGGTTTAGAAAATCTGATGATAGATTTTATAAATTCCATAAAATGATGTGCGAGTCACTTATTAATCAAACATGTTTTTATGATTCAGAATATAAGACAAGGGTTGTTCTAATAAGTTCGAGTTGTTGGGATGGTGATTTTATGACTTCGAATTATGAATTTGTTGCTGCGGACAGGGTTTGCTTGCGTCGGCGTTATTACCCAAACAAGGTTGTCTTAAATATCTTTGATGCGAGATTTAGAATTAAGCCAATTGTGAGGATTGAGAAATGAAATACAAAGTTGGTGATCGGGTTTATTGGAAAAAGAAAAAATGGACAATTGTTCAGGTTTTGGTTGGATGGGGATGTGCTGATATAAAAATTGAAAGTGACTGTCCTTACTTTGGATTTGGAGCGCAGCAAGTTAATGAGGATGAAGTTAAACCAATCCACACATGCAAATAAATCAAAAAACAGTTGCAATTATTCTCGATAGTGTTTACTATTGAGAATATAAAGACATGGCGGATAGATTAGCTTGAAGCCAAACAATCGGAGTGGGTTATGAGTAATTGTGATATTTGCCAAGACATAGGAGTTGTGTTTTTAGGGTGTTGCTCAGGAAATCAATGTGGATGCATGGGTCAGCCTGTTGCGGCAAAAAATTGCAAATGTGGTCAACAGGTTAATGAAGAAAAAATGTCAAATGATGAGTTATTCGTCTTTTCACATGTTGAATATTTGGAGTAAGTTATGGAATTGGTTTTAGTTGTTTCAGTAATTATGTATTTCGCGCCTAGCATTATTGGTTTTATGCGTGGGCATGCAAGTAAATGGGCAATCTTTGCAATGAATTTGTTTTTAGGTTGGTCTGTGTTGTTCTGGTTTTGGAGTTTGTTCTGGTCATTGTCAAATAAAGGCGGTAGCCAAACAGTGATCGTAAATAACCAGATTAACAACCAATGAGCAAAGAGTTTATAGGATTTGCAAAAGTCATGGTTTTGTTTTATTTGATCGTGATTTTTGCAGTAATGGGGTTAAGTAAGTTAATTCATAATATGGTATGGGGTGTGTGATGGAAAATTATAAAATTCGCGTAAACAATGAAGCTGAGAGCAAAGAGGCTCAGGAGTTGTTTATACAGCTTGGCTATGAACTAGATTTGCTTTTTGGCAAATACGAAGCAAACACTAAATGGGTTTTAGCTTTCGCCGATGGATCAATGGGTTGTGCTTGTGAAGCTTTGGATAAAGACACATTAAAGGAAATTACATTTCCTCAGCTTCGAGACCTTGTTGTGTTGAAGCGTAATGATGTGAAGGATGCAAATTACATAAGTAAAAGCGTCTTAGATGGATTCTACTTTAAAAGCTGTGATGGAGTTTTTTACTTTATGTTTGAGGGTAAGTGGGTGAGATCAACAACTAATACAGATGAAGGGTTGGAGCCTATCACTAAAGGCTTAGATTTGATTAGCGGCGCGGAGGCGTTGCGAGCTTTGGCTGATGGCAAAGAGGCTGAAGGGTTTTCAGAAGAAAATGAAGAGTGGGTACCTATTGTTTATTTTACTGTACAAGAGGTTGTGAATGGTTTATATAAATTCCGCATCAAACCACAAACCGTCAAGCTTGAACTTGAGCTGCCGAAGCCTTTTGAGCCGAAGGTGGGTGAGGAATATTTCTATATTTCTCATACAAATTCTGGTTATGACTCTGACATTTACGAGGGGACAAATACAGATGAATGTCGAACTCAAATGGGGTGTTGGCGCACCAAAGCAGAAGCAAAGCAAGTCGTAGAGCAGCTAAGAAAAATCAAAGGTGCTGTATGAAAAAGCGGAATAAAAAATACAACGGGAAGCAGGTTGTAAAGCAGAAGATTCACAAGTTTCAAATGACTTGGGAGGTTAATGAGGCTAAAAGTATTATTGAGCTTCATCATTTGCTTAATGGTGTAGATCCACAAGAGTCTACTCATACACCGCTTAAAGTCTGGATGAAGGCGCATAAGGGTGATTTGGCTTTAGCATTAAAGACGCAGACGATACCGGCAGAGCAAAGTTTTCATATCGTTAGTCGAATTCATGCGGTTAATGAGAAAACAGGCGAAACGGTTGATTGTGAGTTTCAATTGGCTACTGATACTGTTATGCATTTGTGGCAGTTCTTGGGTGATGTTGAATCTGACATTTATGTCAATGATGGTGGTTTTAAAAAGAAATGGCTTGGTTTTAATCATGAGCTTGAAGCTTATTTGAAAGAAGTGGGTAACGGTGAATTTGTGGTTAAGACTAATCATTGTTGCTTAACATGCTTTTCAACATTCAAAAGCTTTAGACATGAAATGGAATTTAAATCAATTAAGCTAATGAATCCTGAATTTGGATTAGGAGTTGAAGGGTGAATATTAAAAAGTTACGCGACAAGATTAATGGCTCTGAGCCTTTAGCTGATGATGAAACGAAAGAAATGCTAATAGAGCAATGGAAGAAAATTCACATTGAGCTAGAAGCTAAGAAAGAAGATGACGAAAGAAACTATGTTTTATGTGAGGATGAGAAATGAAAGAGTGGTTATTAGAAACTGAAGATGGCAAGTATCATTATCATCGTGATAATATGTATTGTTGCCCAAAATATATTAATAAAATTGAAATTCCAGAGGGTGCTGAAATTGCCATAAAATTTAATATAGATATGTTTAATCATGGGATTTGTTTTTATAAAAACGCAGGTAGATTAGCATGGAGTCAAAAAGATCCTTACTGGAAATATAGCGAATGGAGTAAAGACAATCTTTTTGATGAGTCATTTAAGCGTGGAAACATCGATCGTTCTCATAAAGTTTTATGGCAAAGACAAGAAGTTTTTATTGATGAATCTGGAATTGTTAATGAGGAAATGAAATCATTAAACAATAAAAAACACTCTCATTACTTTAAAGATGTATCTAATTTGCTTGAGCTTGATGTTTATCGTGTGTTGAAATTGTTTGATGTTACGGATCCATGTATTCAACATGCAGTTAAGAAATTGCTTTGCGCTGGTGGGCGCGGGGTTAAAGATGTGGATAAAGATGTTCGCGAGGCAATTGACTCTTTATTGAGATATGAAGAAATGAGAAAGGAAGATGAGAATGAATAAATTAGAATTGGCGCATGAATATTCAAAAGTTCTTTTAACAAAATTTGAGACAATAACAGTTGATCAGATTGTTGATGTTTCTTTTAGTCTTGCAGAATTGATGCTTGCTGAAGATGAAAAGCGGAAAGATAAAAGTCGACCTGAAGTGTTAGAAGAATTTGAGATTGATTGGAGGATGGTTCCTATTGATTATAAATGGTTTTGTGTAGACAGTTTGGGGTTTGGGCTTGTCTTTAAAGAAAAACCAGATATATTTTTTAATACATCCGGCATTGGCTTATGGGGAATTAATGATGCATGTAGTGGTGATATGATGGTTGTCAGGCATAAATATAATGGCGATTGGAAAGACTCATTGAGAAAACGTCCATGAAAAAATTACATTTACATGCAGTTCGTGGGGTTGAAGCCTTTGAGCCTAATCGACTAATCAAACAATTTTTTATAATTGAGGCAAGTGAGGACAGATTAACTTTTGATGATGTTTTAAAATTTAATGAAGATTGGTCTAATGAGTTTGAATTTGGATTTAGTTATTATGTTGGATATATGACTATTGAAGAATTTGAGGAAAAGTACAAAACTAAAGGACCATTTTATATAGGAACTGATGTGCGTGAGAGCAGCTAAGATAGATGCAAATCAACCAGAAATAGTGGCAGCACTTAGAAAGATTGGGTGTACAGTTCAAATTCTTTCAAGTGTTGGAAAAGGGTGTCCCGACATTTTGGTGGGCTATCGCGGTAAAAACTTTTTATTAGAGATAAAAGATGGAGCTAAACCAGTTTCAGCGCAAAAATTAACGCCAGATCAAATCGAATGGCATGACTTATGGAATGGTCAAGTTAATGTGGTTAATTGTGTAGAGCAAGCAATTAAAATTGTTACTTGCAATTAACTAAAAATTTGCTATATTTATCGAACTGAAGAAACTTTTACATCCGTATCTAACCCCAAGATACGGATTTTTTTTGCTTAAAATCCTTGCATTAATTATAAATATAATTTACTATTGAGAATATAAAGAGGAGAGATAAAATGGTTATAGTTAAAGCTTTATGGTTGGCAATTGTTGATGTAGCTAAGTTATTCAAACATGCACCTAAATTGTTGGTTGAGTTGTTTTGGGCTTTAGCTGGTGTTTTATCTCTAATCTTGAGTGTGGTTTTATTTCCATTGATTGTGGTGCGTAAATACAAGGTATTGAAAAATGGATCACAAAAAAGAGTTAAGGGTAAATCTAAGGGTATTAAAGTACGCGGCAACAGATTTGCTTAGAGGTTCAGTGTTGATTGTATATCACGCTGGTATGGTTGTATTTAATTGGTTAAGGGGTAAGTGATGGATTTTATGGAAGCTATTAAAAAAGGTCTTGAAGCTTCAAAAAATTACGATAGAAATCTTGATCAGATTATTGAAGTGATTATTGAAGCAAACAAAGCTATATGCGAGAAAACTGGTGTACTGGGTGGATTTATTTTAGTTAAAAGCAATAGAAGTTTATCTTGTACACAAGCAGTTATGTCAATAGAAATTGATAAGCAACATGCATTTCCAATAAAACTAAACACGATAAGTGGAAATTATATCGCTAATGATATTTGGGATCTTAAAGAAGTTGTGCATAAAATTTTATCCCATCCAAATTTTGGGTTCTATGTTCGCAGACTTATGGAGAATAAAAAATGATCTATAAATTTCTAAAGCGCCTATTCTGCCGACATGAATGGGAATACGAGGAAAGTAATTTAACTGGCGAGACTTACAAGGTTTGCCGTAAATGCTGGAAGGAGATTGATTGTGAGTGAATTTAATGCAATCTATCGAAAGGTGTGTCTGGGTGATAGATTTGATATAAGCGCATATAAGCAATGCGAGAAAATTTACAATCACCAGCAACAGAAGATTGATGATATTGCGGGATACATCAAGACGTTAAAGGCTTTACATAAAGAAGGTAATTTAACAGTGGGTGATGTGAAGATGTTTTTAAATGGTGTGGAAGGGATTTTGTGATGAAAAAATTATTAATTGCGTTATTGACAGTTCCAAGTTTTGCTAATGCTGGGTTTTGTGATGCTGTATATGACTTTGCAGAGGCTACTATGCTGATGCGTCAAGAAGGTTATGCAAAGCATCAAGCTAAAGAAGTGGTTGAGGAGATGCGGGGTGTAGACAATATGCTGGCTAGTTTAATGGATGCCAATGTTGATTGGGCTTACTCATTCCCTGTTTACAAAGGTGAGGATAAAGCGGTTATTGCATCAAACTTTGCTAATGAGTCATACCAGATTTGTAAGGATGAAGAAAATCGTGCGGCTAATGTTAAGGAGTTTTACTAGCAATGAAAACAACCGTAGATCAAGAAATTGACGAAGCCATAGCTAATGGTGAAAGCTTTTATAAGATTAGAAGCCGTGTGGAGAAGGCTATTTTGGAAAGGGCTTTGATTAAGACTAGAGGAAATCAAACTGAGGCGGCTAAGATGCTTGGGATTAGTCGAACGGGGTTGGGTGGCATTTTGAAGAGGGTGAGTAGATGAAATTTAATTTAGATAAAACGGATTATATTTTATATACCGAGTCGATGTATAAGAGCAAAGTTAGATTTACGCTATTTGCTGGTGTGTATTGGGTTTGGTGTTTAGTTTGGTTTGGCATTGCTTTATACAATATTGTAGTGAATTACAATTATATTGAAGGTTTGATTTCAGGTGTGATTCATATTTTATGTTTGTTTATGTCGGCTTCTTGGATTGAGGATTTGATAAATGACCATTGAAGAAATTAGAGATAATGCCCCGAAAGGTGCGACACACTACAGAATTATAAAAGCTGGTCGAGAGGTTGAATATTATATGACTCCGCCATATGGTATGAATTTAAAATACGATAATGGCGTATGGAGGATAACTGGTTGGTCACATAATAGTTTTATTAAGCCACTTAATTTAGGATTGCATTATGAATATAGATGAGATTAGGAAGAACAAGCCAGAGGGTGCAACACACTATAACCAAAACGGTGATTATTTTTGTGTGTTGCATTTTATCTTTCATATGTGGAACCCCTGTTCACAGGAATGGTTTGCAACAAGATTGTTAGAGCACGACATTCTTAAACCGCTTTAACGCGGTTTTTCTTTTTGTGGTATGATTTTGGGAGGCTAAAGAGAGGTTAGGCTATGAGTAATGAAGTGGGTAGACCTAGCGGTCTTACACCTGAACTTATTGAAAAAGCAAAAGAATATTTAATTACCGGGTACAAGGAAATTGAAAATATTGTTCCTAGTATAGCTGGGCTTGGTTGTTATTTGGGAATTGGGCGTTCAACCATCTATGAATACAAGGCTTTAAGTCCTGAATTTGCGGACACGTTAGACGCAATCATGATGAAGCAAGAAATGCTTTTAATTAATGGCGGTCTTAGTCAGCAATTTAGCGGGACGATTACTAAGCTAATGCTTGCCAATCATGGATATAGTGACAAGGTTGAAACTGACATCACTAGTAATGGTGAAAGCGTTAATAAGCCAACTGTTATTAATCTTGTGGGGAAAATAGATAGTGACTAAGTTG